AATGCTTCTCCGTCTGAATACATATATCCATTGCCAAAATGCCATCCACCAATTGAGCCATTTCCCGAACCGTCAAGTTTGAAATTTTTGCTATTAACAACCAAACGATTTGAATTAAGTGCAATCTGCTCTGATGATTGATTTATTTCACTACAAACATCGCCGACTGACACTTTACTGCTTATTTTGTTTTCAGCCCAAGTAGTAGTAGCATAATTTGTCATATCAGCTTTTGTCTGATAATATCCAAGTTCTGCACTGTCAGCCTTTAATGTAAGTGCTGTTCTTATACTATTTTCTTCGTCCTCAGCTCTTTTTACCTCGGCTGTGATTTGTTCCGCCGTTACATTTATTCTGCCACTCAAAGTTGCTTCTTCTGCCTTGGCTCTTGTTACTTCCTGTGTTATCACATCTGCCGTAATAGTTATCCTGCCCGAAAGTTCTCCCTCAGCGTTGTTTGCTCTTTTTACCTCGGCTTCAATTTTGCTTGCTGTCTGTTCAAATCTTGAGCTTGTATTTTCGTCTAAGTTTGCCAACTCAATCGACACGCCGTCAACACTCTTTTGAATTTTAGCCGTTCTTGATTGCAAATACATTAGCTCTGATGTTTGAACATCTTCATTTACTCTTAGTTTATTTCCTTTGCTCTCATAAGTGTCTTTTAATGCTTGTACTCCACTTAATGTCCTAGAAAAAATGAATGAGCCTATGTCGTCACTGTTTTCTTTTATCAATACAAAATAATCACCTGTTTCCAAGTACGGAAGTCCATCAAGTGTTGTTGTATTTGGACGATATATATATCCTCTTATTTGTTCATAAATCTTTTGTCCTATTTCCTTTAGTTTCTCTGCTGTACTGCCGTACAAAAGAGGATTTCCACTGATTACATAAGGATTATCTTTTGTGCCTGCAAGCTCCCCGACATTATCACTATCACCTTTAATGATAACCCCCGTGATGCCCTCTACCTCATATTCTTCGTAGCTTGTTGATATGTAGCTTGCTGAATTTTCATCACTCGCAATAGGCTCGTAATGGTCTTCCGGATATAATTCTTCTGACGGGTATAATGTTTCTTCCGGGTATAGTCCCGGGCTTAGCAATGAAATGACCTCAAACTTTCCCTCTCTGTTCATTTTACCAAAACCAGCATTAACCTCACAAATATATCTCAGCATATCTGTTCCGAGTAGCTCTCCGTTTTCATTTGTGTCAATAGTCCTTGAAATTGTAATATCATCATTGATTATATCCTGTTCAACAAAAGGAATATTCAAATAATTCAGCAAACTTTCACGCAGTTTTTTAAGTGTTGTTGTTGCATAAATATACTTTGTCTGTGTCTTTCTCTTACATTGGTACACCTCAACCCAACGATATAATTCGTTATCTTCATCTTTACTTGTATTTTGTGCTTCGTATAATTTGCCTGTTACTGTGTCAAGATATGTCGTGTCTTGCAATTCTTCCGGTACTGCACCGTTCAAAAAATATTTGAATGTAGGTGGTTTGCTTCCTGAATTATCAATATAATAGTCTCCATGTTCCCATAAATCATCAATATCGCCGACTGTAATCAATTCTTCGTATTGAGACACAACATAGAAAACTTTGTTATACCAGTCAGAAACATCTATTTGTGCATCGTATAAAGCATCATAAGCAACAATTTTTCTGTAGTCTTTATCATCGACTTTTTTTGCAGAGTCCACACGATATTTTCCCATCTTTACAACTACATCTTTACCATTATTTACAAGTATTTTTGCAGTAAACTCTACTCCTGCAAGCTGATTGTTTTCAAGTTCCGATACCTCAAATTCACATGAGGATGCAATACAACCGCCTAGCCGTAAATCCTCACTATCACATATACTTTCTTTGATAGTCACTGACTCTTGATGTAATGTCTCGTTTGCTATAGTAAAATTTAAGTCAGGAAAATTAAATTCATAGTCATTAAAATAAGTTCCTCTGCCGTAAAAGCATTCTTTTTCGCTATCTGTAAGATTAAGCATTTTATCACCTCGCTAATACTCGATAAATTCAAATGTTGTTGGTAAATAGGTAGGTGTTCCCTTATATGTACCGCCGTATTTCCATTCAACATCGGGTATATAAAAAAATCCTGTTTCGTAATCGTTAGTCCATTCATTAAAGTACCTAACACGAACTTTCTTTTCGGGCGGTTCTGCACAATCCTTTTGTTTCATGGCTTTGCGTATGATAGTCATAAACTTTTCTTTTTTGTCATAATTCATATAGACCGTTGAAAAAGATATGCCATCACGCATATGCTTTAAAACATTTCTCTTTAAATGACCGTTTGCGTTGACATAACTGTCTAAATCCTGTGCCCTGTCAGCGGTGATACTTAAATTATCTGCCGCTATGAATTGGTCTATTTTTGTGTATTCGTAATTTCCACCGCTATATCCTGTAGCAATGGAAACAAGACCCTTACTTTTTGAAAATGCCATAATTCTACCTCTAACTTTTTAAGGTTAATGATTTTTTTGCATCAAAAAAGGACAGAATATGTAGTTCTGCCCTTTATTATCATATCTATGTATCACATAATTTCATATCATGCACAATAACTCATAGCATATTTCTTGACTATATTCTCAAATATTGCTTTAAGTTGTGGCTTTTCGTATATAATTGCAATTTTTGTAGTTTCCTGTTTAATAGCAGTCTTTGTATTGCCTGCCTTTTCCATACGCTTTTTCTTATTATCCTGTAATCTTTTAAGACTGCAATGTGCTGTTGTTTCCAGTTCGCCGTAAAGCTGATTATAAAGTTTCTGATAGTCAATGTTACTCTTGATTGATATTTCACGAACCCTTGAATTTATTTCAGCTTTCCAATCTCCTATAGGCTGTGTAAATATCTCTTTCATGTTATCAACTGTCTGCTCAACTTTATTTATCTGCTCTGCCTGCCGTTTTTGTTCAAGCTCCATTTTAGCCTGTTCGTCTGCTATTGCATAAAACATCTGCATCTGCGGAGATAACTGAGAACGATTGATTACAACTTCCTTTACTTTATCTTCTACTTTAACAAAATACTGCCTTGCTGTCTTGCCCTTGGCAGAATGACTTTCCATAGATAGATGCTTCGCAAAATCTGTTGTAAGTCGATAATCCTTACATTTATTACCGTTCAACATAATGTCGAACCCCCACCAATCTTTATTTTCTTCATAAAACTCATTACCCTCAATATTGGTTTTAGCCCATCTTGAAAACTGACTTGGTGCAAGCTCCAAAAAATCATACAATGCTCTCGCTGTAGTGTGACCGCTTTCATCAATCTGTAAAGCAATCTCAATCGGAGTTTTCATATCTATTACATTATTTATCTCGTTCATTATGCAGCACCCCCTTGTATATTGCGTTTTTGTTTCATACTTTCCATGTACGGTGTAAGAAAAAGGCTGTCAGTGTCAATTTTTCCATTCTTCAAAACCATTGCATAGAGCATAACATTTATATTTCTCAATGTTTCATATTCGTAATTGTCTGACAACTGTTTGGCAAGGTCGCAAAGATTATCCCTTAACGCTACATTTACCCAGTCTGTAGTGTGTCTGTGATACAATTCTTTGACATTTCCTTTCATTTCTTTAAGAGTTATAAGCGAACTACATCCGTTCACCATGTCAATGATTTCTTTCCTTGTTTTCTCTAAGTCTAACTGATATTCCATGCGGTCTGCTTTTTCTTCTAATTCTGCTTTTGTCATAATATTCTACCTCGCTTTCAAAATTTGCTTGATTTCCCTATAAAGTAATGATAGAATATATTTATCAATTCCTTTATAGGGTTGTTGTTAGAACAGTTGCGTACTTTCTCAGGGTGATGTAACTGTTCTTATTTTTTTATAGACCTTTGGTATTCACTTTCAATACCGTTTCTGACAACATCTGATTTTGTAATATTTAAGTTTTCCGAAGCCTTTTCCAGTTTTTCAACCATATCTTTATCAAGGCGAACTCTAAACATTACATCTTTACTGTTATCAGATTTTGGTCTGCCTGTTCTTGGCGACATCTTATCACCTCTTTTCTTTTTGTCGCTACAATAAATATAATACTGTAGCCACAAAAAGTCAATACCTTTTTAAAATTTTTTCAAGTTTTTTGATTGCACTAAAAAAGACGGATATTAAATCCGCCTTGTGGTTTCGTAAAATTTAATTTATTCTTTTATCAATTTAGCATAATGTAAATCCAATGCAACATCTTCTGAGACTTCATCTGTCACTGAGTTTTTACTATCTCCCATGCCATTAAAAACAGTATATGCTTCGATAACATCACCTTTTAATATTTTGAGGTTATCGTCGTTAGCTTGAAAGTCATAAAGCCAAACAAATTTATCATAATCTTCTTGCTTTTCTTTCTTGTTATACACATATGCTTTATAATACTTGTCACATCCTGTTTTTACGCTGTCGTTTATTACATCACTAATGTAAAGATTGACCTTAAAGCATTGTCCATCATATTTTTTAGGCTCTCTTGCAACCTTTTTGTACGGAAACGATACACTTTTATTCTTCATTTCTTGTAAAGTATAACTTTGTTCTATTTGTTTCATATCATCATCTGAGTTATCATTCCCGATTACTGACAATACATAAAGTGCTATTGCAATGCCAACTATCGTCCATAATATATTATGTTTTTTATTACCATTATTCATTTTTTCAACACCTACTTTTTATTTAACTGTTACTTTACAAGTTGCTGTACAACCACTTTTCATTTTTAAAGTTATTGTAGCTTTCCCTTTTTTAACAGCCGAAACTTTTCCTTTTTTATTGACTGTAGCAACTTTTTTATTGTCAGTAGTCCATTTTTTCAATACATCGGGATAAGTTCTTTTTTTTATTTTTAATTTCAGCTTTTCACCTACTTTTAAAGTTTTGCTCTTGCATGATATTGAAACTGTCGCCTTTAATTTAGGTATTTTCTTTTCTTCAACTTTTGAGCATGTATAACAGAATCTTGTTTGCTTTCCTGCTTTAAAAATAGTTGGCTCGACAGAATATACCCATCCTGTGCTCCATTCGCTCCAATCATGCTTTGTATCATCAACCGGAATATCTTTATACTCTCTCTGATAACAGTTATAACAATATCTACTTTCCTGTCCTTTGTTTAAACAGTCAGCTTCTGTCCACACTTCCCAATTAGACCATAAATGCGAACCATCACCTTGTCTTGTTTTTGTTTCTTCTTTGTAACATTCAGTGCAATATCTTTCCCACTTTCCATCCTCACATAAATAGCCATCAGCTTTCCATTCAGTCCATTTATGTATTCTTGTCGCTGGAACAGTCACTTTCTTAGAATCGCCGCAAATAGAGCAATCATACCAATTATAACCCGCCTCAGAACATGTGGGTTTTTCACTAAAACTAGAATCTAAAACCCATCTGTGATTACATACTGCATAAGATGTAGTATAGGTACTGGAGATAACAAGAGTTGCTATCCCTAAAAATGCTACAATCTTTGTAAAAAAACTTTTTCTCATATCCGTTCACACTCCTTTTCTTTTAAATATTTGCTATATCATACCACATTCAGCACGATATAGCAATATTCTAAGTGAAAAGAGGTCTGCCGTACCGCTTCTTGTAATCAGCATTAGCATTCTGTGTTATCTTAACTATATCGCCCTCAGAAACCCCCTCGACATAGAGAGGTGTGCCACTACTGTTCATACGGTTTATACTTGATACAAGACTTGTTAGGACTGGTGTCATAACATTATAAACTGCGTCTGACACACCTTGTGATACTGACGCAACTATCTGGTCGTTGTTCATAACCGCAGTATGACCCTTTAATGTACTTACAAGCTCAGGACCTTTTTCTCTTGCTACAAATAACTGCCCCATATTCGGCATACCGCCGCTTGCATATTTTGTTATATTATGCCATGAACCGTTTTCAAAGATGCCGCCTTTTGCTTTCTTTTTAGGTTTACTTCCAGTCGAAATTTTATTTAAAAAATCAGAGAGATTGTCAGTGAAATTGTTTTTCATCTTAAAAGTAATCTCTACATTCCTTTTTATTGTATTTTTCTTGCCTATATCGGTTAGCAACGGATTTTTCGCAACTTCCTTTAACTTGTCTGCATTTTTTACATTTAGCTTTATATTTGCATTTTTAGTCTTAAAATGGTCATAGTCCTTTTTAGTTTTATCAAAATCTTTACCTTTTTTGGCATTTGCGGTAACTTTAACTTTTTTACTCTTTATACCGTCAATATCTTTTTTAGTCTTTTCAACTCCTTTGGAATTTATAGATACAGTAGCTTTTTTGCCCGACAATTTATCGGTTTCTTCCCCAACACCTTTTATAGCGTTTTTTTGTTTGTCTACACTTGTTGTATTTCCATCTATTTTTTCGGTGTACTTTTCAACAAAATTTGATGCGTTTTCGTATTCGTCATTCAAACTTTTCTGAGTATCTTTTAATTTGCCGATTGCTTTTTTGTGTTTTTTGTAAGTGTCTTCTTGGTCTTGTATCGCTTGTGCTAGTTTCGGCACCTCCGTACGCAGCTTTTCCATTTCCTTGTACTCAGATTTTGTCATCGAAGCTGAACCGCTTTTCCATTTCAAATTCTTTTCTTCAAGTTCATTCAATCTTTTTGTCTGATTTACAAGGTTTATTCTTTCATTTTTTAATACAGCCTCCGCTTTCTTTGCATCATTTGTCGCTTTTGCTAAATCCTTTTCATTCTCATAAAGTTTATTGCCTATATCAGCAAGGTCTTTTTGTGCCGCTTTCGCTTTGTAATATTCTTTTGTTTTTTCAACAAGTTTTTTAAGCTGTTTCCAACTACCCTTGTATGCTCCTGTCTCTTTATCCACATTCTTTTTTAAACCCGGTATTTCTTTTGAAAGTTCTTTTGACATCTTTTTGAGAGTTGCCTTTTCAGCTTTTGTCTTGTTGACTTTTTTTGAAAGTTTATAATAAGCACTTGCTAAATTTTCAACTTCTTTGCCTTTGGCTTCTGCATTTTCGTCTCTTTCTTCGACTTTTTTTAATGCATCTTTAGTTTTGTTGACAGCTTTTTCACATTCTTTCGCTGATGAATTTAAGTCACCTAATGCCTTATTAGCTTCTGACATATCTAACTTTATTTTTTCATCAGCCTTGCTTTCTGCATAGTTATAGAAAGCTACTAATGCTGCCGTTGCCGCCGCTATTCCAACTACACCTACCGAAACACTTAAACTTGTTAAGCCTGCTTTTGCTATAAGTCCTTTAAGTCCTGTTTTGATAGCTGTACTTATTCCGGCGTCTTTTGCGATTTCAAAACCCATTTTTTCAGCTAAAAAAGCCGCCATTTTCTTAGAAACTTCTCCAGCAATAAACTTTCCTATGCCAGTGTATTTTACTAATGCAAATGCCGCCAATAAACCTGTCTCAATAGGTGCTTTGTATTGCCAGTATTGCCTTTGTCATTATCACTGTCACTTTTTGAAGTTTCACTTGTTGTAAGATTATTTAATTTATCAAATCCTTGCAACTGCTTGTTAAACTTCTTTTGTGCGTCTGCCGCATTATTTATACTGTCTGCCGCATTGTCGGCACTGTCTGATACATCATCATAACTGCTTGATGTGTCATCGTTCGAAGAACCGCCTATGCTTTTAAATTTCAAGCCAAACAAATCGCCGATATGTTTCATTAAATCTTTGACAGCCATTGCCATTGCGTTAAGCCAAGGTAAAACCTTTTCAATTACAGGCATAAACAGCCTTGAAAGCATCAAGCCGCACTGTTTGATGTTGGACTTTAACATTCTAAATTGGTTTGCGGGTTGGTTTATCGTATCTGCTAAATCACCCCATGCGACTTTAGATTGTTGCAACATTGTTATTACACGCAAGTATTCTTTTTCAGCCTGTGTCATATCAGAAACATTTTTCTTAACACCTAGCCCAAGTGCTGTTTCCTGTAATGCCGCAACTGATATGTCCATACCGTATTTTTTGACAGCCATTGCCGCACCCGAAAGACCACTTGAAAAGTTTTTCATAACTGTATCGAGTGGCATATTTGTTAATGAGGACATATCCCCAGCAAGCATTGTAAGTGCTTTTGAGGTTGCAATAGACGCTTCGCCCATCATTCCAACAGAATTTGTCATTTGTGCAATCTGTGCTTCAAAGTTTGTAACCTGTGTAATATCAAGCCCAAGACTTGCCACATCAGTATCTATAAGATTCCCATTTTTATCGGGCTTATATCCTGTCATTTTGCCTGTAAGAGTTGTAAGCCTAGGGTCATAATTATATTCATATGGTACGCCGTTTGCCTGAATAGAAATTTTCGGATGTCCGTCCGTTGGTGCAAGTAACTGCATAATCATTCTTTCAGGTACAACATTTGCCCCATCAATAAGAGTGTTCGCATCATCAAAAATTCTACTTAACACTTCTGCTGCATATGGGTCGGTGCTATCTTGAACACGCATCATTTCCTGTTCGTCAGCTTCCTTAATAAGCATTGATTCTCTGAAAAATGCCATTTCTGTTTCTGTAAGTTTAAATCCTTCACGGCTTCTTAATGTTGATACTGCATCGAAATTTGATGGTGCAAGTGAAACTGGAAGTCCCTTTGAAGTCTTAATCCATTTAAGGTCTAATCCCATTTTCTTTTTTGCAGGGAATAAGCCGGAACCAAGATAAGGAATTTTATTACTTGCTACTTCTGTATTAACTAGAGCGATTGCACTAGCATTATAAGCATCTCTAATGTTCATTTATTTCCTCACTTTCTTCTGATAACTTTTTTCAGTCAGCGATTACATCAATCTGTAACCGGTTCTTATTATTTCTCAAATACAATAAGTGGTAATGCTTTTTTTGCCTCTTCTGCAAGTGTTATTGAAGCATTTGCGTTAGCATTTGTTTCGTTTACAACTCCAAATGCTTTAAGAATTGTTCCATTTGGATTATCCTCATAAACATCCGTTAAGAGAATCCCTACAGGACTAGTCGCATTGTCAACTGTTCCTGTTGCTGAAATAGGATTTCCAGCTTTACAAACTCCACTTGTAAACGCTCCACTTGCAAGTTTGATTTCCTCGAATAATTCTCCACCAAGCTTGCGTTTTAAAATTTCTTTTTGTGTTGTTACGCCACTCTCTGTAAATTTCATTTTTACCTCCTATAAATAACTATCAACAACCGTCTTAGTTACTTCATTTGAACCAGCTAATGTTTTACCGATTGTTTCTGCTGTCTTTTCAGCTTCTGTTTTTTCTTTATTTTCGCCGCCTACACTGCTACCGCCCGGATTTGTCGTATTGTTTGCAATCTCCTGTTCCTTAGCCTGCGCCGCAGCGGTTTCTTTTTCAGAGATAATCTTTCCGAGTACTTCGTAGTCAAAACTGCCGTCATCCTTGATAACCTGTGATGCCTGTTCAGCAGAAATGTTAAACTTGGATGCCGCATTGCTTCTTTGATTTGCAATAGCTTGTGTCTTTTCAAGTTCTGCGATTTTTGCATTTGCAGAATCAAGGTCTTTTTGCAGTCTTTCCGAATCGGATAAATCCTTATCTTTCATGGCTGTGTATTCCTTTTCCAACTCACGCAGTCTTGTCAACTCTTCACTGTTTTTGTTTGCCTTTGCGTTTGCTGCCTGAACATCCTTGCTATTCTCAGCAATGATTTTTTCAATCTGTTCATCAGTCAAACCCATAGCTGTCAGTTCTTCTCTCTTCATAAATTACCTCCGTTATGTCCTACGAATTTTTATACGGTGCAACGACACCGGTTGACATTGCCGGTTTATACGCTCACGGCATTGCGAATTTTTATAAAATAAAAACAGCTACCGATTACTCGATAACTGCTTCATTTTTGTTATTATCATTATTTACTTCATTGTTACTGTTCATTTGTTGCATTATCTCTTGTGCTTTCTGTTCCTGTGCTTCTACATCATCAATAGTTTTCCATAGATTATCTATATATGGCTGTGATAGTAAGAATGTCTTTTCTGCATCTCCCCACAATCCTACAGTTTTAATGGCTATAAGTGGATGTATACCGCACTGTAAAAGCTGTAACAATGTCTGAGCCTTAGTGTACATATTATCCTGTGGACTGTGATTTATCTGCACATCAAAATCTCTTAATGTTATACCTAAATCATGGTCTTTAATACGAATAATATTTAAAGCCACTTTAGCAAGCCGTTTTTCTGCCGACTTAACAATCGGGTCTTTTAACTTTGCTCTAGTTTTAGAAAAGTCCCAACCGTTCCTTAGTTGTACTGCTCCCTGTGTATCGCCGCCACTGTTATTGTTATTTTTGTTTGGTATAGCCAAAATAGATAATGTATTGTCCCATAAATCATCTTTAGCAACTTGACATTGTGTCTGATTAAGTTCTTGTGTCATAATGTCAACATCTGATTTATTGTCTTTATTGACCGACTTGACCGCAAGTGCATGGCTTTCTTTCATTTTTGCAAATGTTTCTTCATCAATCTCACAATTTATAAACTTGACCCAATACTGAACAAACTGTTCAACTCCATCCATTCTGTTAGACTGCATATTGTTAATTGCATCTAACATATCAATAACAATTTCAATATCAGACAATCTTTCGTGATTGTTTGGAAACTCAACGATAGGAATACTTCCAAAACCATGTAGTTTCCAGTCAGATACAACACCATCTCTAATGATACATGAACTTGTATCTGTGTAGCACAACTTGTAATAATTGCCCTCAAAGTCCTTTAATTCTTGTACTGCAAGCATGGGTTCTTCTGTACTTAAATTATAAACTACAAAAGTATTTATGGGTGTAGGACACACAATTCTGAATGGTATGTCGCCATCTGAAAACTGTAACGCTTTGAATGATGTTCCTGTTGCCGACTGCCATTCACCCGACTTAATGTCTTTTTCTTGTTTATTTGCATCTGACATATAGTCGTTAAGTTCATCAACAGCATTATTTACGGCATCATCATCTTTTCTGCTTACAAATTGTACCGGCTCGCCATAAGTTTGTCCGACTTTGAATTGCACTATCTCATATGCATGATTTTCTACAATTTTGTTTATAATATCATCATTTGCAACTTTTGTTCTGTATAATACCGGTTGGTCGCCTTTGTAATATCGCCACAAATAATCTATTATTGTTTTGTTATAATAGAAATTTCCGATAACATCACCGACAACCTTTAATATGTTGTCCTGTGTTATTGTCTCAGCAGTAGTATATAATACTTTTCTACCGTAATTCCCTTTTATAATATCTCTCAGAGGTCTTGTATTTCGCATATTCCCTCCTAATATAAAACAGCACCGCTAGATGTTTCTCTTTTTGGTAACGGCTTAACTGTTGTTTCATCCCTTGCAACATCATAAATAACTTGTAAATTACATTTTTTGCATTTTGCAATTTTATTTATCGTTGCTCGCCCATCATATGTAGCGACTTTTCGCCTGCATTGAGGACAATATATCATTTTACTTTTCATTCTGTTTTTCTCCGTAAAAAATGCGTACCACCTGTTAAAAAGTGATACGCACTGAAAGGATTTTACTTTATTGATTATTTTTACAATTATAATAATATCACATTCGCTATGTGACATTCTATGACAACTTTATAAATATTCATTTCCGTATTTTTCTTCAAATTCTTTTAATGCTTTTGAATGTATTCTGTGAACTTGTCGCCAGCACCATCCTGTCTTATTTGCTATTTTTTCAAAAGTCAGTTTTTCAATGTATCTTGCAAATAAAATCTCATAGTAATCATCATTTTCTATATTTTGAATTTGAGATATAATATAGTTCTTCTTGTCAACATAATCATCTATCATATTATCAAGTTTTCGCTCCATATAGTCCAATTTTGCTATGCTTGTCCCGATTGGATCTTGATTAGGCGTTGTCATTACTTTTTCATCGTTTTTAACTGCCGAAATGCTACAAGATAACTCTTTAAACTGTGAAATTTCCAGTAATTTATTATTTATCAGCATATTTAATCTGTTGATTTGATTAAGATAGTCTTTTGTCGTCATATGTCAATACCTCCTACCGCTACTAAAAGGATTTACGGCCGCTTCAACTTTTGCGGCACTCCAATTACCCTCAATGAAATATGCTAATGACGCAAGGCAGTCAGCCGCATCTTCATGTTTGTTTTTTCCTGTTATTGTAAAACTGTATAAGTTTGTCATAAATTTTCTGTATTCTTGACTTCTGCATCCAACATCACGAAAATAAAATTCTCTTATACTTCCTGCTTTGTCCCATATTCTTTGAGTTTTTCTTTTATTCGTTGGTGCATATTCTGACCTCAAATTGATTTTTTTCCCTTTTGCTTGCAACATTACATCAACTTCATCTTTGTAACCCTCGCCGCCTTGATTTGCTTCAAAATATGCCGACCCGACATCATGGTCTATAATCATATTTACAACTTTTGGCTTTGTAAATTTCTTTTCGTTGTTATCGAAAACAACATCATCTATATATATTGAGTTATCATCATACATATAAGCTACCGCAAATGCAAGGAAATCTTCTCCGCCTAAAGCAACATCGCAAGCCGCACATATTCTGTATGGTTCTTCTTTCGGAAGTACACCATTATAAAATCTCATATGCTCAGGATTGAATACTGCTCCATCTCTTTCAATAGGCTCTTGCTGATACTGAGCATACCAAGAAGCCATATCGTCATTTTCTTCAAATTTTGCTCTTAATGTTCGATAATACTGCGTTGTATATCCAACTCCGTAATCATAATCAAAGTTACTTTCGTCATTTTCATCAAGTGCCGGAATTTTTAAAATTTCATATCTAATATCTTTTGCTTCAGGATTATTTTGTAAGAAATCTAATCTGTCACTATAAAGGTCATGTAAACTCCAAATTGTACCGTTATGTATGAGTTTGCATTGTTCTTTTTTTCGTGACATTACATTATTGTCAAATATTATCTGTTTTCGTTTAAGTGTCTCAGGATTAAGTACATCTTGAATACCCTCTAAAATATCATCAAGTACCATCCAGCCGTATGCGTCATACTCCCCATTAAGACCACTTTCCAGCCCTTTTCCTGACAATGTTTTGTATTTTTTCTTTCGTTTTAAATCTACTTTGTTGTTTTTAGCATCAGTACACGCAACTTTAATGTCCGGAAATACATCAGCAAAGCAATAGGTAGGGTCAGTCCATATTTCCATCACACCAGTAAGAAAAGCTCCGCCCAATCCCTCTTTATATGTTATATATAAATTGCTTTTTTCCGTATCTTTTGCACAATGCCACGACATAGCAAGTGTTATAATTTGGGATTTACCTATTCTCGGTGGCATATGTATAAACAGCTCGTCAAGTTTTCCATCTTCTAATTCTTGAATTTTATCTACAACTTGTTTAAGCGTTTTTCTTCTAGGCTCATAGAACCTTTCTTTTCGGGGTCTGTCTTTTTCAATGTATAAAATATAGCTATCAAGTAGCATTGGTGCTTCATAAAGTAAAACCTTGTAATATTTTTCTATAATTTCATATGTTTGCTTGTATGTTTGTGATTGTTCTTCGAGCCATTTAAAATCCGCACCATTTGTAACTATACTTATGTATTCAAAAATTAACTCTTTTGCCTTTGCAGACAATTTCAAGCCATATTCTTTGTCTTTTTCCGTCAGCAAAGTAACTTCTACAGCTTCAACATAAGCATTTATAACACTTTCATCTATTCCATTTTTCTCTATGTAATTTTCATAACTTTGAACTGTTTCTTTAAGATATTTAGATGCCAAAAAAGAAGCACCTCGCTTTCTGTGGCAAAGGTGCTTATAGACCTCTGCCTATAACTGTTTTAGGGTAGTGACTAACTCCATTTGTTAGCCGGTAAAATTTTGTTAGAATGTTGGCATTCCTTCATTGCAAACCGGATGCAATTTGTTTATAAGTGCATTATAATCATCAATTACATACCTTGCCGGAATCGTATATGCTTTAATGCCATATTTATTTGCTGTTTCCATTTCAATGCAACAGCCGTTCCAATCGTAGCTCTCGCATATTCCCATGAATACATCAGCCTGCGCCAGCTTCTTAAGGCTTTCTCCTAAAAACCATACAGCTTCTTTGCTGTCTTTAGGTGGGTTATCCTCAATGTAACTGTCGATAAGTTCTAATTCTTCGCCCTCGTATATTTCAGCAATCTTTTTCATCTTCTGAATACTTGCTTTGATTTCTTCCTCTGTTCTGCCTTTCATCGGCACGCTTACAAATAATTTTTTCATAAAAATTCCTTTCCGCTGATAATCAGCAATCATTGTTTTAATTCATCCGCACGCCTTGTCATTTCAATCTGTGTTCCGTTTTCGTCCCTTGTGCCGACAGTTACATATCTGTCACAGTCACCACTTGGTATATTGCCAAGTCTTATTTCCGTTTTATTATCATCAAACTTGTAACAATCACGCATTTTTTCGATGCAGTTATTCATTTCTGATATTTTCATAATCTCACCCCTTAAAGCAATCTCTTAACGCTTGCCTGTCTGCTTCATTATCTGCCGCAATAACAGGTTCATCTTCTAAAGTAGAACAATCTATAAGCTCACCATTTAAACCGCCTATTTTATGCGGCTGTATCTCTCTAAACGCTCCACACTCTATTGATTTAATTATATCTGCTATGCTCATTCCTCATAAACCTCTCAAAATCTTTCCTGCACTCAGGGCATAAATCATATGTTCTTTCTAAAAATTCATATCTGCGAACATTCTTGATTTCAAGACACATATCATTATCTTCAAAAGTGGGAACTATATCTCCGCAACATCCAACTTGCTTAAATCTAACTTCTTTCCAGCTCTTAGGTATTATTTCTTTTCCGCACCTGTCGCAAGTGTGCCATTCTTTTTGATGTTTCATAAAATTCCTCGTTTACAAATCAAGTTTATTCAAATAATCCGTTCCGCTATTTTTAAGTGCCTTGCTAATGCCGTTAATCATATTAGCCATTGTCTGTTCGACTTCCTTTATCTTTTCAACGCTTCCACCGCATTGTAATGATAAATATCTTTTCTGCCAAACGTTTGCATTTACAACTATACTATTGTGGACATCTTTCTGTGCAACCATCATTCCACCTCTTTAATATCCTCCACACTTGTTTTGAGTTACTGCCATCCGTCCTGCACCATTTTCGGTTTATATTCATGCTCTGTATATCCTTCTCCGTTGCAAAGGTCACATTCTATGCTATTATATTCATATCTATCACTGCATTCCCAATATTCAGCCACATCTTTTCTTATAGTAATTTTTCCAGAGCCGCCACACTTTGGGCATTTGTATTTCCTATTTCCTTGCACTTTCTTCAAGACATCTTTCAATGTTGTACTTTCTCCGTAATCTGCTATTAGGTTTTTTATGTCGTTTATCTTCACATTCTTTCACCAACTTTCTACCGCAAATAGGGCAATATAAAATTCGCTTTTTTAATGTTGTAAGATTAAAGTAAGTTGATAAGTGATTAGAAATTATTTCAAACATCAATTCATTGCCTTTTATTGTAGCTTGAAAAGCTTGTACTTTCTCGTCCATTATGCCGTCTCGTTCTACATTTAAAATTATAGGTTTAGCTTTATTATTACAAAACTTACACATATTACACCTCAAATTTACCTCACTGTTTATATTTTTTAATAATCTTGCATACCATGCTTTGCGAACACCCCATTTCATCAGCAATCTTTGCTTGCGACCATTTGGCATTATGCAAAGCCATTACCTTGCCTACATCAATAGAACTCTTTTCCGCTGATGTTTTATTAGAAGTATCTGTTTCTTCATTTTCGTTCTCGTTATCTTCTCCAAAAACTTCGGTATATTCATCACGAACCTGTTCTTCAAATGCCTTTTGATTTGCGTTATCTTTCTCTCTGTCCAGTTCCATCGTTGTCATAACGCAATATCCAGCAAGGTCTAACAGTGTATCTCTTATAGTTTCATCAGCAACTTTTTGTTCTGCTCCTGATGCCATATTATCAAGTCTGTTCCATTTATCTTCCATGCGAACCATAGCCGCTACTAATCCATATTTCTTAAATGAACGACTAAAGCTATCGCCATAATCATGATTTTTCTTGACATATGTATCATGTATCTGTTGCAAAAGCTGTTTGTGTTGCTGTAAATTATCCATTATTTACTCCTTTTCTAATATTTTAAAGTTAATTTAGTAAAGAGTAGTCCGGGGTCGAACCGGATAAAACACCATCTGTCTACTCTTCTTCATATTGTCAGGAAGAACTTTAAAAAGCCTGTTTATCAGCTATCCTCGATAGTTTTGAGGATAAGTAGATAGGTGTGGATTTGCACCACACATAGCAACGACTTTTCACAACGGGTAACACCATTTCAGGTTCATTTATCGCCTTTTTAATTCGATAACCTGTTTCTAACCAAAGCGTGGTTGCCTTATGCTTAAGCGTTTACCTATTCCGCCACTATCTACCACCCGCGTCGTAACTAGTATTTTTGCGTGGGCATTTTTTAATAATGTCAACAGCTAGTTTCTGTTCTTTCATTGCCGACATTGGTTCCTGCACAAGTGTTGACATAACTGGCATAGTAGGTATCGAACCTACGACCTACAGATTAACAGTCTGTCGTTCTACCACTGAACTATATGCCAAAACTGCATACACCTCTGTATAGGCTTTTAAGATGGTATGCAAGCACCTGTGTGTTATGGGTGGGTGTGAAAGTTGTAATGGAACTACATTAGTCCAGTACGGAAAAAGTATGTAAGTTCGGGCATCGTGGGATAGACACCCGAACAACCACACCGAGCCGTGCGATGGCTCTTAACAGCATTCCGCTAGTGTGGGAAAGGAGTTTTTCTCTGTGGGATTACACACGAAGAAAAACAAAGATGGCATATCATGCCAAACTGGGGTAATGGGATTTGAACCCATGATGTAGCAGTCAAAGTGCTATGCCTTAACCTCTTGGCGATACCCCATTATTCCACAAGACTGTTATTGCCTTGTGGATGTGATACATAATATTTTTATGAAGTACAAAAGATATGAATTAAAATACAAATATTAAACAAGTTTTGAAAAAATGTTTCACTTTAAATTGTTGGGGCTCTTATTGCCACGCTTTATCACCTCAGTTTTATTTATTATCTTCACATAGTCGGGCGTATTTCCAATCTGACACGAAGTTAGCATTTCCTATGCTCCATGAAGTTGCCCCATCAACCCATGCAAAAACTTTTCCGTTTTCATATTTTGCAAAGTGTCTATGTTTCCATTTTACTGATTCAGATTCACTGTCTTTTACAAGAATTGGAGTATCGACAGGTACTTTTGACCAATCTGTTTTATATTCTTCATCAAGCCACTGTTTTGCAAGTGTTTTACAATCTATTTCGCTATGATAAAACTGGCATTGTTCACTACAGGATGTAGGGCACTGAAAAGGCTTATTTTCTTTATCCACCCCAAAACTGTTTAAAAAGGTACTGTGTAAATCTTCCGCATACTTTTCTTTGTTTGTCATTCTATCCACCGCCCTTATCAATATTTTAGAATATGCTTTTTCAAGCACTTTTTACAAACATAAACATCTTTATATCCGACTGGAATTTTATCATTTTCTCCTTGTATCGCAATACAATGTTTTAATTCCCATTCATGCTTACAAAATAACCTTTTTAAAATCTCTGCTATCATATACGCCTCATACCAATTTTGCTAAATGTTTGCCTTTAAGAATAATATACACTTTTTCAGGACTACTGCCATCTTTCGGGAAATGCCAATCAACTATATGATTTTGCACCAGTAGGTAACTTTTAAAAATAAACCTTACCGGAATGTCATTATGTCTCAATGAAAACAATTCTTTTACAGTGTATTTTCTCATAGACTACTCCTTTTCCTAAAAAGCCGGTTTTTGTTTTTGAGGATATTCGAGGGACTTAGTGGGGCGATTTTTTCAAGCTCACCAGAGGGGCACCCCCTGCCGCTGATGACGGTATCCCACTTTTCTTCAACTCTTTGATAAACTATTGTTTATCTTAAAGTTTATCAAAATTCATACAACATCTAGTGGTTTTTATCCTCAATAACCGCTACATCTTGGGGCATTGCGTCAAGTCTTGGAAGCTGGTCAGCTGTCTTTTGTTCGACTTGCTGTATGTGTAACTTGCCATCCTCCCGCCAGCCTTTTTTGTGATTGAGTGCTGCGAGTGCTCCAGTCGGATTTCTGAGCGAAAACGCTTTGGAGGTCAACGCTTCCTCTTCGCTTGTATATATCTTTTGTAACACTGCTATCCTCGATTTACTTAATGAGCTTTCTATATTTGTCTCCCAGCTTTTTATAGTATCTGTACTAATACCTGTAAACATACATCCTGTATTGCAGCCACATCCATAAGCATAAGCATTAGGATTAGGCACAACATAGGCTGGGATAGCTGTAGGATTTACAGAGTTGACAATCTGCTGTGTCTGTGCACTCATGGCAGAAGTCAGAAGTGCGTTCTGTCTATCCTGTGAAGCAGCTCTTCTCAAATCGTTATTCTCTGCCTGTAAGGTTGCAATCTTGTCATTTGTCAGGAAGTCAAGGATTGCTCTTGTTCCTGCCTGCTGGCTGTCAATAATATCTCTTGTATTATTGTTCATTGTGTTCTGTAAAGCACAAGTGTTAGTTGCCATGTTGTAGTTTACACCTTGGATGGCTTCTCTCGTCTCACAGCAGCAGTTAGCAATCTGTGACTGTAAAGCATTGGTATTTTGCATATTAGCGACTGTATCAGCGTTAATAGCCTGCTGTATGCCATAGCCAGTCTGCATGATATTTGTGTTAATACCATTAAAGCCAGTAAGCATACTGTTGTTCATAGCATAGAAACCGTCACAAAGTCCGTTAGAAATGCCATCAAGTTTTGAAACAACAGTCTGATTATCAAAGCCACGCTGAATAGCACTGTCTGTATAAGCGGCGGCAGTAGAACCCATTCCATTACCGTTACCCCAGCCGTTGTTACCAAAACCACCCCAGCCGAAAATAAGAAGAATGACAATCCACCATGCACCGTCTCCCCACATACCATCATTGTTTCTGTTATTGCCTGTTACTGCCGCAATATCGGCAAGGCTAACTCCGTTGTTAAACATATTAGTTTACCTCCATTTGATTTATTTACAAAATAGGGAACTGGTTTTTATTGTCCGGACAAAACCCTAATATGTACTATTTTTGAATTTGTTTTTGAATTTCCTGTATATTCAATCCCTGTTCATTCATAAAATTACCAAGAATTTGCTGTGCTCCATTCATGTCGCCACTGTTTATTTTCTGCAACATATTTTTTGCCATTGGATTTCCTTGATTTGCCGCTTGCTCTAATGTTTTCATAGCGGCTTCTTTTGGATTTTTTATATTTTTAATCTGATTTAACATCTGCATAATCTGATTATTCATTTACACCGCCCTCCTTTTTTAAAGTCGAAGTTTTCCTTTGAGAAGTAGCACTTTTACACATTTTGTTTTCTAACTCGTCAAATTTATTAAAAATCTCATCAAACTTCTGCATAAATACCGCTGTGCTTTCGTCTGATAGGTCAATTTTCAAGTTTTCGATATTTTCTGTATTATTTATGCCTTGACTGTTTTTAGACTCTGTATAAGGCTTATACACGACTGTTTTTATTGAGCCGTCTGCACCCCATTGTTTTGCATAAATTTCCGTCAAGTCTTGTTTAGGAAAAAATGCAACTGAGCCGTCCATAGGTACATCATTAGCTGCAATTTGTTCAACTGCTGCCACCATTCTGCCATTTATCCCTGCTTGTATCTGTAAATTCTGCTGTTGTGGTACTTGTTGAACTGGCTGTTGCGGTAACTGCTGCTCTTGAAATCTTTGCATCGGGTTGTACGGATACGCATTATAACCCGGAGTATAAGTCATTTGCTGTTGATAAGGATTGTTTATCATGTTCTCTCTCCTCTAATACATCCTCAATAACGCTAAACAATATTGTTTGAGTTACTAAGTCTAATTTTTGTATTTGTTCCCGTGAGAGTAATCGCTCTCTTAAATCTTCATCGTACAATTCAATCACTCTCCTTTTCGTAATTTTATTTTCACACAAAAAAAGCCGCTTAAAGCGACAGAAAAACGACAGTTTAACGACCAAAAAGCGACATTTAAATTTTATTTAGTTGTAAAAGTACGATAAATACGGCATTAGCACTAACATACTGCCGTAGGCACTGCATATGTTGAGAAACAGACATTAAAACTCATATCGAAATTGTCAATTGCCTTTATAAGTCCTATGCAGCCTATCTGAAATATATCTTCCGCATCATATCCCCTGCCCGTAAATCTTTTTACAACATTCCAGACAAGTCCCATGTTTTTCTTTACAAGTTCATTTCTTGCCTCCCTGTCTCCTGCTCTGGCTTTCTTTAGCAAACATTTCACTTCATCATGCATGCTATTTTGCTCCTACTTTCTTTTTCATATAAATCTTAGTTCCTTTTGATACCTCAGATTCCACTCTCATCTCATCCATAAACGCTTCCATAAAAGCAAACCCCATCCCCGAACGCTCCCATTCAGGTCTTGTCGTGTATAACGGTTCCATAGCTTTATCAATATCAGCTATTCCGACCCCGAAGTCTTCTATCTCTATTTCCACATCATTATTATGTATATTGCAAGTCATAAAAATACTTCCCGGTCCCGATTCATAGCCATGTATTATGGCATTTGTCACCGCTTCCGAAACAGCCGTCTTTACATCTGACAACTCCTCAAGAGTGGGATTAAGCCTTGTTATATATGCCGCAACTACAGTTCTTGCAAATGCCTCATTGCTCGAACAGCTCTCAAATTCTATTCTCATATAAAGCCTCCTGTATGGTATCATATTTTTCTATAATCTTATACAATCCTGATATTTTAAATATACGGTCAACAGCATTTCCCACATTTGTAACTGCCGCTTTTCCGCCGATAAACATAACCTTTTTATATCTTCCCATAATAAGTCCTATCCCGGAACTGTCCATAAAACTTACATCTTTAAAATCAAAAACTATATTTTTTACATTTCCGGCTTCTATAAGCCTGTCGGAAGTCTCCCTTAAGTAAGTAACCGCATGGTGATCAAGTTCATCTTTAATATAAATAATCAGACTATCACCTTGAATTTCGTAATGCAGCATATACACACTCCTCTCTTCTTATTTGATGTACTCCCGGTATCTTCTCAAAACGAATACTTTCGAGAGCATATTTTATTATGTCTGTGCAACTAACACTATCTATAACCAATTTCGCAAATATATATTTTTTACAAAAATAAAAAGTCTGCCGTATGC